CGGAGCGCAAGCTGGAGGCTTGAAAAAGACATGAGAATCAACTGGTTTAGCAATTCACCCGCAGCCTGCACTGGTTACGGCAATCAGACGAAAATCTTTACTCCGCGATTAGCGAAACTGCTTGACAAGGGGCTTTCGATTACAGCATTCTACGGCGTGCAAAGCGGTGTACTGAATATCAACGGAATCAAAGTATATCCGAGTTTCAAACACCCTTACGGACAGGACGTTATCGGTGCACACGCTGTTTGGGATCAGGCAGACGCGGTTATTACTCTGCTCGACATTTGGGTGGTGCAGTCTGAAAACATTCCGATGCCGTGGTTCCCGTGGTTTCCGGTGGATCACGAACCAATGCCGGCTAACGTGCTGGCATCGGCAAGGAAGGCAACCAAAGGAATCGTCATGAGCAAGTTTGGCAAGCGCATGGCGGAGCAAGCAGGGCTGGATGTGTGGTACGTGCCTCACGCGGTTGATACCAAGATATTCAAGCCGTTAGACCGTGAAGAAGCACGCGATCATCTGGAATGGCCACAGGATAAGTTCATTGTTGGAATGGTCGCAGCGAACAAGGGCAATCCTTCTCGCAAGGCGTTCTATGAGCAAATTGCCGCATTTGCCGCGTTGCATCACGAACACCCCGACACGATGCTTTATCTGCATACAGATGCCGGTTTGAGCGGCGGTGACGTTGTGAACCTGCCGAAATTCATCAAACGAATGGGGTTGAAACTTGGCGAGGACGTTGTGTTTTGCGATCCGTATCATTACGGACTTGGCTTCCCTGATGAGTACATGGTTGATGCTTACAACGGAATGGATGTTTTGACTAACGTGGCATTAGGCGAAGGATTTGGTATCCCGATACTGGAAGCGCAGGCTTGCGGAACGCCGGTGATCGTTGGCGACTGGACTTCCATGTCCGAGTTATGTTTTGCCGGTTGGAAGATTGACAAAGCAGAGGCGTTACCGGTCTATCACGACTTCTTTGACGCGTTCCAATGGCAGGCAACCACAGCGGCAATCTACGACCGATTGGAACAAGCATACGCGGCGAAGGGTGATTACGACTTGCGCAATCAGGCACGACGAGGCGCACTGCCTTACGATGCCGATGACGTGACGAGAAAGTATTGGAAGCCGGTTTTGAAAGAGATGGAGCAGATTGTCAATGATAAGTCGGCTACCAGTTTCGAGCAGGTGGTAAAAGCATGAGCACACTTCAATTAGGCTGCGGAATCAGACCGATAGAAGGTGCGATCAACCACGACAAGGAAAAGCACTCTGACTTTGTAGACATCGTATGGGATTTGGAAGTAATGCCCTGGATTTGGGGCGATGAAGAGTTTGACAAAATCATCGCGCTTGACGTTATGGAGCACTTGAGAGTTGAAGTCTACGAATGGCTTGACGAGTGCTGGCGGATATTGAAACCAGGTGGGCAACTGGTATTGCGTTTACCCGCTTGGGATCACGAATGCGGGCATCGAGACCCAACACACCGGCTATTCTTCCACCCTGAAACCTTTTCATTCTGGGATAAGCGTACTGAATGGCACAAGAATTACGGCTGGTATTACTACCGGAAGTCAAACAAATGGTGGATTCAAGAACACGTTGAGCCGCGAGATGCAGGTGCAAACTGGTTCTACATCCTGAAAAAGGACAGCGAATGAAGCGGATGGAGGAGTAATGGCACGAACAGGAATGCAGACACTAATTGACACGGTACGTGGGTTCGCCAACGCCGCCCCTGACGAATGGGAAGTCACAAGCGGCTCGTCAATTGTCACCTATTGGAGCGATGACGAAATCCAGCGTGTGTTAGACCGGCACAAGGTCGAGCACATTCACGCGCCGCTTGAACCGGTCACCTCTTATTCAGGCGGTAGCGCGGTTGTGTTGCAATATCGGACAGGGATTGGCAACATTGAAGGCGGCACGTTATTTTCGGTTGAGGGCACGTCTGGAACTGTAAGCGGATATACGGCTGATTATGCTCGCGGTATTGTGACGTTTGCAACTGACCAAAGCGGCAAGTCATTCTACTGGAGTGGATTCAGTTACGACCTTTACGCGGCTGCTGCTGACATCTGGCGGATGAAAGCGTCTCACGTGGCAGGGCTGGTTGACTTCTCGACAGACGGGCACTCGGTCAAGCGGAGTCAGCAGGCGCAACAATACCTGAACATGTCGCAATACTACCAGAGCCGCAGCGCAAGCGAGGGAGTGCAAACATCCAGAATTGTGAGGAACGACCTATGAGCATTGGCTTGACCGCACGGGAACTCGCACAAATGCGGGTTGACATTGAGGACTTGATGCCTGATACCTGCGACATTTTGAGCGTGGCTTATACATCGGACGGCGAAGGTGGAATGGCTGAAACGTGGGGCACGGCTCTCGCAAATGTGAATTGCAGAATTGACTATCGTTCCGGTTCTGAAAAGGTGACCGGCGGTGCGATCCAATCTTATAGCAAGGCGGTATTGAGCTTGCCTTATACCACCGCGCTCACGACCAAACACAGGGTCAAGCTCGATGATTTCGTTTGGGCTGTGTTGAGCGTCAACGAAGGGCAAAGTTGGGACGTGGTTAGGCGTGCTGAATTGGAGCGTGTGCAATGAGCATAAGCGTTAGTGTTGATACAAGCAAGTTGAATAAACTGCTTGGTAAAGTGCCTAGAAATAAACAAAAGGCTGTCCGTTCCGCTGCTGATTACATTCTGGGCGAATCGCAGAAGTCTAACGCGTACAAAAATCGAACCGGTTACTTGCGTGGGAGCGGAAGGGTTAGCGAATCCTACGGTGATTTTGTGAATGTTGAATACACCGCTGAATATGCCGCTTACGTTGAAATGGGCACGCGCAAAATGGGAGCGAGACCGTTTCTGAAACCGGCAGTTGAAAAAGGCGAATCCAGGCTGATTCAATTACTGAAAGAGGGGCTGCTGAAATGACCTCACCTTACAACGCGCTCAACGCGGCACTTTACACAAAATTATCAGGTGGCACGGCTCTCACAGGCGCATTGGGCGGAACGTGCATTTATCACGGGGTTGCGCCGGAAGGGGCTGCCTTGCCTTACGTGATATGGAGTTACGCGGCTGGGGGCGCTGACAACTTCACACCGCGTGAGAGCGTACAGCAGGTTGTTTACGTCAGGGCTTATGCAGACACCGCAAAGGAAGCGGCAACAATTGATGCACATATCAACAACCTGCTATCAGGAACTTTATCCGTGACCGGCTGGAACAACTTCTGGCTGGCACGTGAAGAAGACTTTTTACTGCCAGAAATTGACGAGGCAGGAAAGCATACGTGGGCTTGCGGTGCTTACTACCGTGTGCGCATGGATAAATCATAAAAGCTATAGGAGAACAAAATGGCTGAAATTACTGGAAAAAACTTAGTTGCGACTTGGGCGTACAGCGGTGGTACGGTGAACTTGAACACCGACTTTCGCACGCTCTCGATCAACCCGAACATCGACCTGGCTGAAACCACTGCCGGTGCTGATACCGACAAAACCTACATTGCGACAATCAAGGATGCAACGATCGAATGGTCAGGCTTGTACCAGTCGGCAGGCACGGCACTTGTTAGTGCGCTTGAAGCCGGAACAGGCGGTACATTGACCGTCTACCCTGAAGGTACTGCATCTGGCAAGCAGAAGGATATTTATCCCGCGATAGCAATGGGTGCGAAATTGAATATCCCTTACGCCGATGTGGTTGAGATCAGCTGCACGTTCCAAAAGAACGGTCCAAAGGCATAGCACATGGTCACACTATCTAACGGACGTGAGATTGAGTACGACTGGAGCGCGATCTCACAAAAGGAATGGCGCGTGCTGATTGACAAGGAAACCGACCCTGATACCAACGACATTATCGTTGGCAAACTGGTAGGGATGAGCGCGGATGAATTGGGCGATCTGAATCCGATTGATTACCGCAAAATTGCAATCGGCATTTGGGAATCGTTCAAAAAAGAAGCCGACCTCAACGATTCAAAAAACTAAGTGGGCGCGTCTACATGGCAGCCGTCACAAAGCAAGGGATGCCGTGGGAGTTCTGGCGGTGGGAGCTTGTGAAAGAAACAGGGTGGACGCTGGATTATGTGGACGCGCTCTCGGTTGCCGATATGAACGAATGGCTGCAAGTGAGAGACGGCATGGACAAAGCGAGAAAGACGTTGGTGAAATAATATGCAAATAGCGAGTCTTTTCGCAAGTATTGGCGCGGACACTTCTGGACTTCAAAAGGGGTTGAAAGACTCCGAAAACGCTATCAAGAAGACCGCAAAAAGCGTGGAAAAAAGCGGCGAAAGTTTCAACTTTGCTGCGATGGCAACTGGG